GAATTGAAAATAGACAATAGGAATACCACGTTCTCCTTTCTTAACATTTCCACCAAGTTCTTTAGCTTGATTATAAGTAAGCCAATACGGTGTAGCTCTATCTTCAAGTAATGCCTCAAAGAAGTTACAACCTTTATATACTTTCTTACTTATAAAATTTTGAGGATAACCGAATTGAACGGATTTCCAAGGTTTTTTCCAAGGGATTTCCCCTTGTTCTAATTTTTCTAGTATCTTGTCAGTTAGCTGTTGATATACGTCAATTTTAGCTTTCTTTTTAAATGTTTCAATCTTCATCTTCATCATCATCTTCATCATCATCATGTCCTGCTGGATTATGAATTTTATATCCGCATTCACAATAAACGATAGTTGGATTTTCTTTGTCCTTACCGAAATTATCCCCACAATCGGGGCATCTTAAATCTACTGCCATATCATTAATTTTAATTATTAAAAATCGTGGTCATACCACTTTGTTTGTTTGTTTACTATTTCTACATAATCTTCTTCATACTTAAATATATAGCCTCCAGAATGTTTTCTTTCTCCTTTACAACAGCGCTGAATATTAGAGCCACTTACTTCAAGTACTCTTTTAGCTACAGCTATAGAACTAAATTTAAATACTCTTCCATTAGCTTCAACACTTGTAGCTACAACAGCTTTTTCCCTCTTAGGTGTAACTGTAAATCTTCTTAAAACACTAAGAGATGTTCCAATATCTAAGATTTCTCTATCTATTCTTATTTTCTTTTTTTGAGAAAGCTCAAGATATTCTTCTGAATCAGTATAAATACTTAATTTAAAGAAGTATACTTCAAGGTCATAACACGTATAAATACTAAATCCTAACATAATTTTGATTTTAAATTCAGAGAGCAACAAAGCTCTCCGAATACTATATTTTTATTGGTTTTGTAATACAAGTTGATAGATTCACATATCCACCTTGATGAGTTATTCGATATTTGGTCAATAATGTCCAAATAAGGTTCATTCCGGTACTTACCAAAACTGAATTAATAAATAAATCTTGCTTTAATAATGCTTCCCTGGTACTACAACTTGGTGCATCAATATCCTCATTTTTCTCCATATCTGAAAACATTTGGAGAACATTTTTTAAGAAATCTACGTTGCTTGGCTTAGGTTGTTCAATATAATTAGATCCTAATACAAACTGTCCAAAATCTCTACCATTACCAAAGTCTAACCAATAATAGGGAGTATTAAAATCAGATAATGAAAAAACTCCAATAGCTGCAATTTTTATTTCCTTTCTTGCTTTTACATTATCAACACAAGAAATAACAATATTAGTGCCTTTCCATACTCTTTTATGGAATTTTTCAGTTACAGCTCTCCAATCTAAACCATAAAATCTATTTAGCCTTGTAATGGCTACTACAGATTTATATTGTCCTAAATCAGCTTGAGAGAACTTTTGCCTACCAATATTAGTTTGTTCAATCTTATCATCATCAATAGCGTACACCATTAGACCAGGATGATTTAATTGTTGCAAACTACAATGTATTTTTGCTAAGTCGTTTAAGACTTGCGTTCCGTTACCACCTACACCTACTACTGTAACAGTAATAGGATGTAGAGGTTCCATAAAATATTGTGGTGCATAGTGATAATTAATCATTGTACTTTATATAATTCAGCAGCTTCCTTCATAATAGAAATTACAGTTATCATTAATTCATGATTACGTAATACATCATTAAAATCAGCCCAATCATTATTTTGTGATATTAAATCTAAACATTCTTGATAATTCATATTAAATCCCCTATAGTTTTATTAGTAGCTATCAATACATTCTTATCGAATGGTAGCTTACCTTTGATTTGACGATTAATGAAAGTGGTAAGATTTCCTACAATCGGACTCTCTCTATTTAAGTGAGAGAATTTAGATTGAAAGAACGCATCTTCCCAAGTTTTCATTATTTTACTTACTTCTTTTGAATTATTAACTTTAGCATTTCCCATACATACCTTTCCACCACCATAAACATTATGAAATGGTGCATCATATAGTATAGTATCTTCATTAGGATTATTAGTTTTAATAGCCCAAACTGATAGATTTGTTCCTTTTAACCTAAATACCAATGCTGGTAGCTTCATTAAGCCATCTTTACATAATCCCTTAGTAAAAGATAAATTCCTTTCAGATGCTTTAATATACCATATTACTGTAGGTTCTGCATTTTCATTATTAAATGCTAATAAGTTTTTAGGAAGTAAACCTTTGCAATATGTTTTTTCTAATGCTACTGGATCTATCTTCTCTAATAATTCTGCCAATAGTTTTTTAGTCAGAGGAACTCCCTCTAACATTTGATAGCCATTACTACTTTTCTTTATTTTCCTTGATTCCAAGTAATTTTGATTAGAATCACCTTGTTGGTAAACAATAATCGCAGCTGCAGGAACAAAGTCTTCTTTTATAATATTATTCATAAAAATCTTTCATTATTTTATCAGCATAATAAAATGTTGAACTTTCTTCAAGATAGTTCTTCATTTCACGCCTCTCGTTTTTATCAAATATTTTTACTTCTCTTTCATTGGTAGTCTTATAATCACAAAGAACTACTTTTAATACTTGATTCTTGTGTACAGTTACTTTTACTGTACCATAATAGCAACACTCTCCAATATGGTAAGTCTTGCTTTGTTTACCTGTTAATTTTACTTCTTCAATTCCGAACATGTGGTTGGTTTTTACATAAATAATCTCTTACTGTAAATAATATTTCATAAGAGCTATCATATCCAGCTCTTGAACAGTAAGTTTTAACGTGCTCATAATCATTATCCCTACCTTTAGTAAGAATATAACCATGAATAATTTCTCTATCTCTATTAAAATGTCTTACTTTATAAAGAATATGTTTTGATTCTCTGTCAGCCATTGAAACATGATCTCTCATACAAGTAGGAATATTTTCATTGAAATTTTTAGTTAAATCCCAATTCTGTAAATATCCTAATGGCCTATCTTCAAATCCATTATGATTATCAGTATAAGCTCTAATACAGGCTCCATTTAATGTGTTAGCTACAATGTTTCCAGTACTAATAATATTAGTCTGTTTATCAAAGGTTTTATGACCTGTATTAATTTTCATTTTATTGGGATTTTCCCATTCAATTTTTCTCATAGGGTGTAGTTTTATTAATAACAAAGAGCCACTAAGGGCTCTCTGTATCAATATAGTCTTGCAACTTCTTGTAAATTATTCAATAGGTATATCCATTCATAAGGAAAATAAGATTCTTCTTTATCTTCTTCATTCATTTCTATCCATCTAAACGGTAGTGCTCCATAGTTTTCCCAATTTATTTGAGTATTCTGACTATCGTACCGAGAATAAGGGTCATCATCATCCTCATATCTCCATCCAATAGCACAATAATCTGAGGGCATTACTGGACATCCATCATTAAATTCTTCTTCAGTAGCGTGGTAAAAATCCCAAAATTTAGTTTCAGGATATTTAGCAAGTAACTTTAAAGCATTTTCAATAAATTCTTTACAAGATTTTTCTTTGTTGTTTTTAGGCTTGAATAGTTTATAAAGCTTCATATTAAAAGATGAGCCTTTAATATCATTCTCAACTATTTTGTAATTACCAGTTTTATATTCCTTTATATAATCCTTGTAAATTCTAATAGCTTTTTTATCTCTATCCGCACCTTTCATTTCAAGCATTTCTCTCAACTCTTCTTCAACCATTTCGTCTGTATAATCATTATCAGCATTCCAAAAACAAGGAACATTAAATTGACCATGTAAAAGACCTATTATTCCTACCATTAAATCATACAGCATAGGATTTTCTTCTTTAATTGTAGGATAGAAATCTATACCTACAGAATGTCCTCCTTCTGCTATCTGATAATCATACATTCTTTGAATACCCTCATCTTCTATTGACCATATTGCTTCGCTATGAATTTCTTCATAACAACGGAACATCCAGTCAAGGAAATCTATTGGATCTGTATTCTCATTAAATGATTTAGAGTGTAGGAATATAGATATATCATCTTTCATTATTGGATATAACTTTTTAATCAAATCAATAGGACTTACTCCATTTTGGAACAAACCTTTTTCATTTAAGTAATCCAATTTTAAAGACTTTATATCTCTTATACTATTGGTTGTAAGAAAATTGACATAGGTAATACTCTTTCCTTTTGCTCTCCTATTCCTTGTGATAGGTTGCTTTTGGTTTCTTCGAGAATTATTGATACTATTGAACTGTGAAATGCTTTGTCTATCTTGTTTTTTCTTTTTGCGGGTTTCTGTTTGCATATGAAATCGTAAAATTGGTTAGCATTCATTATTCATTAATTTTTAAGTTTAGATAATCTTGTACCATATGGCATTCAGAACTATGTCCAATTTTTTCACGAACATAATCTTCCCATCCATTTTGAGGTTCATCTAAAACTTCTTCTACTATTACTTCTCCGTTTTGATAATCTAAAATAGTTAGCCACATATTTATCCTTTTGTTCCTACTGATGTAGTAAATTCATATTGTAATGCATCATTTACAACAGTTGGTCCTGTTACGTGAGCATTTGTTAGCTCTGGATATTGATTAGAATAAAAATCAAGCACATCGTCTTTCGATATACTTTCATTTGGATCCTCCAATACAACATCTTTATGTTTAAATACTCTTTTTAGTTCTGTTACCTCCATCTTATCCTAATATTTCAATATTATTACTTGCTGGAGCTATTGGAGCTTCAGCTTTAACTTCTGCATTAAAATCCTTTTCACGTTGCAACATTTCTTGATGCCTCATCTCCTTTTGTACTTGTTCTTCCTCAGCCATTTCTTGCATATCCGATTTAGGTTCTTCAATAGGAGTAGCACTTGGCTGAGTTGCTGCAGGATTATCTGCTATAGTTTCTGGATTGAATACTAACCAAGAGTTTAATCTTATAATGTATTCTTCCATAGGCTCCATATCCATTCTTGTAGGCTTAGGAGTTCCAGCTAAACTAACAGGTTTATTATCTGAAGTTATTTGACTAACTTGAGGCGCTACTACAATATTTTCTACTATTGTAGGCTTCATACCTTCAGGATTGTTATCGTAAAGCTTAACTTCTGGAATAATATCTGCAACAACGGGAACAACAACTGGAGCAACCACAACATCAACAGGAGCAACAAATGCTTCAACTTTCTCTTGTTTTTCAGGAGAAATAGTTTCAGGAGTTGCCAATGCTGGACCTTGATTTGTTTGAACTAATATATTGGCCTCATCAATTATTTGAGGTTCACCAGTTTTAACTAATTCTTCTTGAGCTTTTTCAATAATTGGATCAGCCTTTACTTCTTCAACTACTGCAAATATATCAGGAGCAGTTTCTGCCTTATGTTTAGCTAATAAATCAAGAGCCTTTTTGTACTCTGGTGCAATTTTCAATGCTGCCTCAATTTTCAATACTGCTGCAGGAATCTTATCTTCTTTAATTAGCTTGTCTGCTTCATCTAAGAATTTATCTGCTTTATCAGTAAGTTTCTTAGATTCATCTTTCTTAGCCTTAGTAATAGCATTATCTGCTTCTGTTTTTTCTACTGCTCTTTCAAATTGAATAAGATTTGTAGATATTCCTGATACTTTTTGTAACGGTTGTTGAATTATTCCTGCAAACTGTGCATCTAATTCTTCAGCCGTACCTTTTAATAAAATAGGAGTAATATTACCTTTCGCTTCATCCTTACAAGTAAGTTGAGGAAACACAGATACTACCAATCCTGTTTCATTTTTACTGATTACGATATTTAAATTCATACCGACTAAGTGTTGTTCAATACTTTTAAAAAACATATTTATAATTTTAGGTGTATAATAACTAAAGAGCCACAATGGGCTCCTTAGTAAGGTACTTAGTAAGGTATTCTATCTACCTTCTAATTCATATTTAGCCATGCTTCCATTGATATAACATTTAGCATTTTCTTTAATGAGTTTTAACCTTTCAGTTTTAGTAGCTATAGACTTAGCTAACTCTCCACCTACTTCATCAATAACTCTTGCTAATGCCAAGGCTTTCAATTCAGTGAAATCTCTTAATTCATCCCCCCAACGTGCAACAACATATCGCTTTACGTTAGTTTCATAAGCAATGCCATCATTTTCAGGCTGAGCCTTACATTCTTCTTTAGTATCGAAATACCTTGTAGAATTATCCTCATTTTTAGAATTGTTGTAATACTGAGAAGTAATTCCTACAACAATAGGATCTGGTTGCTTATCATCAGCCCAAATCATTATTCTATTAAAGTGTTTCTCTTTTACTGAGAATGCAATTTGTTTTAATATTTCTAATGGAATAGCTGTATTCTTATAATCTTTAAAATTAGTCTTATTTGGACATAGGGTTTCATATACTCTTTCCATTCCTTCGTTCATGTATGGATAGGGTATTGGACTATTATCTCCTGTTGAGAGTCCTAATTGACCTTCCATTCCTAATTCTTTTGCTGTTGCTTTCCATTCATCTAATGATTCTACATCAAATGCAATGTCTGAAAGCTCTTTGTTAAACATATTTTCTACCATCATTTATTGGGTTTTAGTTAATACAAATTTAAACAAAGAGCACCAAAGAACGAAGTTCTTTAGTACCCTAAGTTATCCTCTTTTGTTAAGAGGTTCCTCCACCCAATATTGTGTCAATTCCATTTAGATTCCTACTGATAGCATTTACTCTCGCATTGATGCTTTCTCTATAATCATCTAAGTCTTTTTGTGTCGTAGCTATAAAATAGCCATCTGAAGTTGCCACAATATTTCTAATGATTCCTGTTGATCTAATAAAATTCAATATCTTTCTCAATCGAGGTCCAGATATTAAATGTCCTTCAATTCTTAGTTGCTGACACATTTTTGCATTTTTAATTGCGTTCTGTTTACCAACTCTTTTAACTATTCCTTGTATTACTCTTGGAACAATTTTCTTTTCTTGGTCTGTTAATTCGTGAGTATATAATTCCCAATTGATAATCATAATATTCCTTCGTCTGTAAATGAATAAAACTTATCTGCAGTTACAATAATATGGTCCAACAAATCAATTCCAATTGCGTGACAACCAGCTTTAAGCTCTTTTGTTATAGAAATATCCATATTACTTGGATTGAGATTTCCGCTTGGATGATTGTGTGATATAATGATTGATGTAGCTCCAGTATTTAAAGCTGTTACTAATACCATTCTTTTATCAATTATGGTTCCTGTAATACCACCTTGGCTAACTTTAAACCAACCAATAGTATTATTCACTCTATTTAAAAATAGAACTATAGCGCTTTCACAATATTCAATGGTATCAGCATCATAAAGTTTTTTCAATAAATCATATGAAGTTCTGGAGTCTGATATTTTAACTCTTTGGGTTTCACCTGATTTATATTTTAATGTTATTTCCGGTAATTTACTTTTAAGTAAAGTCATAGTTCAACGATTCTACATTCATCAGCTAAATCATCAATAGATATTTTTGTTCTAATAACTACCTCTTTGTAGTAATATCCTTGAGCCCTATATTTATCTACGAACATACGAATAGCTTGTTCAGCTTCTTCCTTGTTTTCGTATTGCTTTAGAACTTCTATTGGCATACCATCAGGTCCTATTACTATAGATTTATTTGTCATATTATTTAAGTTTTAATCATTTTATGATTCTTGTCTCCAGTCCCAAGGTTCCATATCATCAAATGCATCACGAAAATCCATCTCATCGTGCATCATTTGGGCTATGTCTCCTCTTGGTTGAAGAAATTCTTGCAAGCGTATCTTTTCGGCATTAGCTTTAGCTGTTTCAATGTTGCGGAGTACCATCTTGAATGCATTGCGGACGTGGTTATCATCCATATCATCTACATTCATTTTTTTACCGTCTTTGGTTGTCCAATATACGTCTTTACTCATAAGTCTTTAATTAAGTCCTCAACCTTATTATTCATATCGATTCTAATACGATTTACTTGAGAACGATTGTGCATTCTATTTAACATAATGTTTAAATAATGAGAAATCATATAGAAATCTTCTCTTGCTTTACTAAATGTTTTTATCATTTTATATTATTTAGGTGGTTAATAAAAAGAGCATCTAAAAGTAGGTTGCTCTGTATTAAAATTAAGTATAAATATTCTATTGGCCCCAAAGCACTTATGTGTGCTCACTGTCGTATGTTTATAGTCTAAAATAACTGATTCATAAGGGGGTTTATTTCCAATGTGTTTTTATCCCTTCTCCTTATGATGCAGTTAATTCCAGCCAATTCGGTAATACAAGTTATACCTTCTCAGTAGAATATTTAATACTAAAGAGCCACAAAGTGTCGCTCTTTAGTTATTATCTATTCAATACTGGCTGTACTATTGTATTCAATCTTAGTCTGAAAGGTATAATCGCCCTCTTCATTTTGATACATACAAGCATTTCTCTCTTTACTGCCATCGAAATCTATATCAACATATTCAAGATATGCTCCAGGATCTCCCGATTTAATATGAATAACCTTAGTCTTTCCTTCATCACTAACAAATACTATTTGATAGTTAAGATTAGTGGCCAATCGCATTCGGTATTTAGTAGATATTTTCTTGGTATCTACTTTGGTCCAATCATCAGAACTATCATCTTGACTATAAACAGTGATGTCTGCATTATGGTCATTTACTATATTACCTTTAATTTTAAGGTAATCATTACTTGATTGGGCTGAGCAACTGCCTACTAAGACTGCTCCAAAAATTAATAATACGGCAAATATTGCCATTGCATTTTTTACTTTCATAATTAAATGATTTAAGTTAATAATAAATTCAAAGAGCAATGAAGCCCTTTGAAATGAAAGCAGTGACTCTTTGATATAAATATCTCAAGTATGTTCCTATAGTTTAACCGAATTGATTCCATCTCCAAATATATCTGAAGCTCTCAATACAATTCCATTGTAACTAAACATTAAATACTTATCTCTAACAAATGGTTTAACCCATACGCTAAAATTCTTTTCTTTGGGTGCAAAGAAATTTGATGCTAATTGTATTCTAACTCTCTTGATATAATGCCCTTGCATCTCTACCATTGCATTACCTCTACGATTTACCCTATAGAGTAGGTTATTCATTAATTCACTTCCAATCGTTGGTTTACGGCTTTTTATTTTAACCGATTCCACACATTTTAGGCTGTTTTCTTCGAGTAATTCCATTAATTTGCTCATTGTCCATAGTTTTAAGTTAATAATTTCCCTCTCACGATTCTTACAAAAGATGTATATAATAATACTATCACAAATACCTATTCTGTACTTGCCTATGTATTTCTTGAATTAAAAATGGATCACTAATAATATCTTTAATATTCCAAACATTTAATCTTAAATAATATTTCCATCTTTTTATTTTGTGCTTTTTCATCCAGTCTATTGTTTCTAAACTTACTCCCGGATTGTTCTCAAGCCTTTTAATGTAGATAGCTAACTGGATATTCCAATCATCTGCAAGTCCATTAACATAACCTACTCTTAGTATTGTAAATAACAACACAACTAACACTATTGTAAACTCTACCATCTTTTAATTCTTTAAGTAAATAATTGATTTCAGTCTTTCCTTTGGCTTAACTACTTTAAACCAACATACCCTAATTAAAAAACGAGCCTACTAAGTTGTAGTAGGCTCGTTTGTGTTATTAAAGTTTAGGCTCGTTAATAGAAACAAGTTGTTGAAAACCACGAGTGGTATCCATTTTTGTTTCTAAATAGAATGTTTCTCCAACAAATCCCTGCAACGCAGTTATTAAATTGGTAATGTATTCTTTAGGATTAACAAATCTGATAGCAACACGAGTATTGTTATCATCATCAGCCCAAATAAATGTTACATCATCTCCATAATTAGCTCTAATTACTGCTAATTGTTCGTTAGTTGTAAATTCAATAGGTGCTAACATTGGTGTACCGTCTGCATTCATTAAAGCAACTCCATTTTCATCTGCTACAGGTTGTGCAACATATTCAACAGGATTACCTAATTGCATAAATAATGCTTTAGCTTGTTCATTTTTAGAATGTTTAGCTATGTAAACGATTTTACCAAATACTCTTAAAAATCTTGCTCCCTCTGACATACTCACGTATTCATTATGACCATAAGATTCATCATTTGGTTTAGCTTTACTTTGGAAGCTAATTAATGCACAATCATTACCTTTCTTAGATAAATGAGGCACTACTGCTTTAATTGTTGCTAAACCATTTGGCATAGATACTTTAGTTGTGTCTGAAGTGTTAGCTAATGCTCCTGCTCCAGAAAAAAATGCATTTAAATCTTTCATTGTATTTTATATTAGTTTATAATAAATTCAAATAGCCACAAAGCACAATCGCTTTATGACTATTTATTTACTATCCAAATAGTATCTCTAACTCGTTAATAGTTAAATCACAATCTAATAAATACTGTTGTCTTGCTATATCTTCCATTGGTATGAAGTTTATGTTATTCAACATTAAATAACAAAGAGCCCAAAAGAACTCTTAGATATTTATAAAACCTACAATAGTTTAAATTCAACAATAGTTCTTTGTTCTTCAAATGTATCGTTAGGAAATTCTAATAAGAATATAATTTCTTTGTGCCCATATTCTTCTTGAATTATATTAGTACTAATAACATGTTCAGGATATAATTCAAAAAAGAATTCAATATAATGATTAATTAAATCATTAAGATTAGGACTAATAAAATATAGGTCAACATGATGGTCTTTTTCTAAAGCATAATAAATCATAATTTATAGTTTTAATTAATAATCAAAGAGCAATAAAGCTCTTTGGATAATTACTCATTAATTATCAAATGCAACCAACATTATGTGGCTAACATATCGTGTGTTTATTATTGTACTGCGATAACACACGACTAATCGTTATCAGTACTCAATCAAGGCATATACTCCTTGATAAACAATGGCATAGAATTGAATTATTCCAATCCCCCCTCCTGTGCATAGTTTACGTCTACAAATCGGATTCCGTTTACATCATTTCGAGATGGTTAGCTTTGCTCTGTACTAACAAGTGATTTTGGCCATACATCACGTCTGATGCACAATCACTTTAATTATGAAATAAACTACGTATCATAACCTACGTTGTACTGTGTTATATAACTACTATCTAACCGTTACTCGTTAGATACAGACGTACATAGTTTTATTTCAACTATTACCTGCAATGATTAAATTAATAATCAAATAGCCTAAAAGAACTTATGTCTTATACTCTATTCGTATGCAATCGTTTGTAGTCGTTTGTAGTCGGATAACACCATTCTAATACACCTATCCGAATGTAGTCGTTTAATGTCGTATATTAATACAATGCTAATCAATTACTTACAATCCTACTTAACATAATAACTTGCAACTGTCACAAATATCGACTAACTTCGTCGTCTAAGACTGTCTAAGACAACACAAGCCAATCGCCCACAACTGATACATTCTCAACAACATCAAACAACAACATTTCCTACACAACACTAACATAGTTATTCATACCATTTACATAGAGGAAAAATAGTCCTCCTGTCCTCTTGGTAGAGAGTTAAATGATATGAAATGTGAACGAATAGCAGTAAAGGAATTGATTTTGGTTTCATTTTTGAATATGAATTAAGAATTAAGGGGGCTATGTTTCTTTTTTGATTGGGGTATGGGGTTTAATAGTAGATAGTCTTCTCTCTCTTCTCATCCATCAATAAAATAATCTTTTAATTATATAGTGCAACGGATACTATTCTAAGACTGTTTAAGAAAGTATAAGACTATGGGGTGGATTGTATCTTTTTATTATCTTTGGTTGTATGAATACGTGGCATAATTTGATATGGGGTATTGACATTCAGGAGAACGGGGGGTTGTTTTATGTAAAGGTATGGGCCAGGGGTAGTTCGGAACCGGAGTATGGTTATTATTATCACGAGTGGGTTATGTATGATAGGGAGGAAGTTTTTGCGTATGCTGATTGGTGTGATATGTATTGTGATGGGATGATTCATAGTTTATTAATAAAATAATAATTACATTTGGTATTCAATTTAAAACAAATAGATATGGCTAAGCAACAATTAAAAAGTAAAGCATCTACTCCTGCGAAGAAGGTGGCATCAGGAACAAATAAGTATTTAACATCTAAGAAAAAGAAGGCTGTATTAAAGAAGGAGATTAGTAATGCGAAAGTTAATCTTACTGCGGCTGCTAAAACTACAGGGTATAAGCCTAATTCTCCGAGTGCTAAGAGATTAGCTAAAGCTACAAGTACTGCGAAGACATATGGTGCGGCTACTGGCAAGAATATTATGACAGGAAAGAGACTTAAAAAGAAATAGATATGGCTGTAGGTAAACCAAAAGTAACGACTAAGACTACTAAGAGTGGTGTGGTTAAAAAGAAGAGTACTGGTGCTGGATATAATTTAAAGCAGAAAACTAAACCGAGTGGACAGCAGAAGATTAAGGGTTCTGTGACTACTAAGAATAAGAAGTACACTGTACGTAGTAAGGGAAAGGTTAGGAATGTACTATAACTAAAAGATACTCTAACAGTGTAATGCTGTAGATTTTAAAACTCCCTAATATGATTGATATCTGTAGGGGGTTTTTTATTTAAAATATTTTATTACATTTGCTGAATGACTAAGACTAATGATATATTTTTTGGAGTGGTTACTGTAATGCTTATGGTATTGAGTTTCTTTGTTGGATCTATTATTGAACAGAATAGTCACGCAGAAAAAGAATTAGATAGTTGGAATACGATTGAGATTCAGCAAGCTCAGTTGGATATGTTTAATTACAATGCTGATTACAATGCAATGTTTAACTTGAAAGCTAAAGAGGTTACGGAATTTTGTAGACCTTGCTCGACTAAGCTATCGGCTATTCAATTAAGATTGGATTCTATAGAAAATTATAAAGGCAAATTGGTGGTACCCAATTCCGGGTATCGAAATGACAGGAAAGTTCGCAGCCAATGAAAGAAGACATATCGTGGGATAGAGCAGTTGGTTAGCTCGTGGGGCTCATAACTCCAAGGTCGATGGTTCGAGTCCATCTCCCGCTACATAAAAAACCTCATCAGAAATGGTGGGGTTTTTTTATATGTTATTATAAAAAAGCCCCTTTCTTTCGATTGGGGCTTTTTTGTTAGTTAAAATTTGAATTTATTATTAACTACATCGTTTCTTTATTCTAATATTATCCAATCTTCAGCTAAAGCATCTGAACCACTTGGAGCCCACATAGCTACATCACTTTGAGCTGTATATAATTGGAAGTATGGTCTATAAACTAATTTAGTTCCTTGAGGAATATCGTGAGCTTTTTGAGTTGCCTCATTAACCTCAACACCTTCTGGGTAGCCAGGCATTATTACAGCATACATATTTTTACCATTCCATCCACTACGAGCAATTTTCTTTCCTTTCTTTGCTTCTGCTATAGCCATGCCAAAAGTTAAATTTCCTGACTGTCTATACGATTCATCAAATACATATTTAGGAGACATTGAAATATATCCAGCATGGTCATCATGGTTTGGTTTGTTTCTTTCGTCTGCTTCATATTCTACTAAATATACAAGTTCAGAAGGATCTTCTGATTCTGGCATGGACCACCCACGATATTCATTGTATTCAGCTTTAGTCATTGGTTCAGCTGAACGTTTTACTAATTTAGTTCCTATGTGCTGTATCATTGTTGCAGCAATTTTATTTTCACTCATTCTATATAAATTTTTATTGGTTACTTGGCTTCGACCTTAATGGTCTTTTTCTTTTTTGGTGCTTTAGGTATTGGCATCCAGTGTGTAATTTTAAAGTCTTCATAAGGTTCCATTTCTCTTGTAGCAAACCAATGAGGGGGGTGGTCGGTATGTGCTGGGTCTATACATCTTTCCCAACGTTGAACACTTGATTCATATCCATTAAAGAAACCATCACCTGTAACCCATACGGTTACACCTGGTTCCGGTAATTCAAATTCTACATCTATCCATTTCATAAGCATATATCTATTTGTTTTTGTTCTCGCTCTTGTAAAGCGTTAAATTCTTTTTCTGTTAATCCAAATAATTTTATCACATTATTTAGTTTTTCGATATTATCAATAACCACAATCATACAATGAACTCTTAGTGTTGGATAAAAATCTTCACCTTCACCGTATGCTCCACAATGATGTTTTTCTATTGTGAAAACTTCCATCTGAGCCCAAAACCAACTATATGATGATATACCATTGGTTTTTTTTCTGTAGTTTTTATCTTTCCGAAATCCTAAATCTTTTAAAGTTTTATCACTTATCATAATTTACCAATTATCGTTTTTATTATATCCCAATGATATTGAGATAATTATTATTACCATTGACACTATTAAGAACCAATGTATTTCTATTGACAGTATTGTGAACATGATTATTAATATTAATAATCTACTTTGAACTTCTATCATTAATCTTTAGTTTCATCAAAATTATAGTTTACTTTACCATGAGCGCTAAGTATTGTATGTTAGTTATCTTTACAAAAAAATCTTCTCGCTTTCCTTTTATCGAACTACTACGCCATAAACGTATAACATCTTTTTCGTGCATTCTTTCTGTTGGATGAAGATTCTCATCATTTAAAACCATTACCGTAGACTTTACCCGAGCTTCCTTAATTATTTTTATTTTCTGAGGACGAGTAGATCGGATATATTTAGCTTCATCTTTCTTTGCGTAATAAACAATAGTACAATCTACAAGATAAATACCCGGCTTATACCCTTCCTTATATATTCTTTTTAATTCGATAGAGCAAATATAGCAAAATAAGTGTACTTTTAATACACTTATTAAAATAAATGTCTACATTTGTCTTATGAGGCTTCACAAACATTATAAAGAAAATCCGTTTAAAGATGAGGTTGGATTAAGATTAGGAATGGAAGAAACAATAACAATATCAGAATTAAGTAAGACAGCAATGAAGTTGTACTTATTTATAAGAGAATACTCCTTTAGAACTAAAGGCTATATTGTATTTGATTTTGCTATGGCTAAAGGTTTGTGTGGTTTTAAACAGAACAAATCTGTTTATAATGCGTTAAATGAATTAATCGATAAAGAAATTATTGCTGATAGTAAAGACTCCTTAGAGTATTATTACAATCCAAGATTTATTAATAATGAAAAAGAATGATTATGGTAATTAGATTAGGAAATGATTTGTTAAGTGTGGATGGATTGACCGTTTACCGACCAAAGAATGATGTAAATTGGTTTGCTTGTAACAGAAAAAGAATTGGTACAATTCGATTACAAGCCTTATATTTGTTTTTACTTGAAGAAGACAAAGAACGTAGAAAACGATTTGAATTTTATGTGGATAAAATAATTAACAAACTAATTTATAATTAAAATGAATAATAATCAAAAAATGGCATTCGCTATAGCTGCAGAAGAAGAAAATAGAGCAGCAAGAAGACCAAAAGCAAAAAAGAACCCAAGCAAAGGAAAGGGTACGATGAAGCCGGTAAGCCGAAAAGGTAAATCAAAATTTACGTATTAATGTATAATGAACTTATAAATATCGATACTGATGGGAACGTGTTTTTACTCGACAACTCAATAGCGTTGATGCCTAAGATGTGGGAAGTTTATAAGGATAAATACTTAGGTAGTAATATGGTAAAATACATAGTAGGTATGTATGATTACAAATCTCCTTTCCGTAGATTGCCTGAGGAAGAAAGAATGAGCAGAGTAGCTTATTCTATTTATAGTAAGGATAAGGCAACAAGAGTTAGTGACAAACTTGTTGGAGAGGCTGTTGAGGAATATCTTAAATTACAATACGACCCGTTGATTGACCAATACAATACGATGGGTGAGCAAATGTATAAGATGAATAAGGTTTATAAAGAAATGACTCCTACAGAGAAAAACCTTGAAGAAATGAGTAAGATGCAAGACCAGATGGGAAAAGCTGCTATATCGAGAGATAAGATTAAGGACCTAATACTTAAAGATCAACAATCAGAAGTAGTTATAAAGGGAACGGGTACCGAAGACTTTAGTATCTTTGAAGAAGATCAACTCATAGGTAAGTAATGATAGAGGCTAAGAAATATTCTCCTGTTATTTTCGATAAGAATTTAAAGGATTATAATAAGTTAAGAAAAAATACGTCTGAATATTTTACGTTTTGGAAAGAACAAAAGCGAAGATTAAACGAAGGCTATAAACCAACAGGTGGTTCTTGGATTCCGGGCAACTACTATTTCTATTTAAATTTCTCGAAAATACATGGATTAACTCCTAGTGCAAGACGTAAATCTATGATTGCTCCAATTTATCGTGACCAAGATCACGAGTACTATCAAGAAGTACATTGGGCTAAATATGGTGATGGTAAGGATAATAAAGGTGGGTATGGAATTATTGTATTAAAAGCAAGACGTAAGGGATTCTCCTTTATGAATGCAAATATTTTGTTACACGAATGGACTTGTCATTCTCATTCTGAAAATGGATTAGGTGCTCAACGTGAAGATTATGTTCAGGATTTTAGAAAGAAAATGCTACTCTCTTACAATGAGTTACCACCTCAACTAAGGAATAAGATACTTCATAATAATGAAGAAATCTTTATGTCTGGCTATAAGGAGAAAGAGGATGGTATTTGGATAGAAAAGGGAATGAAGTCAATAATTCATTTCAGAGTAATGGAGAAGCCTAATGCGTTTAGGGGTGTATCTCAAAATTATATGGTATTCGAGGAGGCAGGAGAGTTTCTTAAATTGAAGCGTTCATATCAATCTTCTGAGGATTGTTTTAAAGAAGGTGATGTTTATTTTGGTACACCAATCATTGGTGGAACTTCTAATGCTATGGAGGTTGAGTCTGATGATTATATGGATATGTATTATAATGCTGCTAACTTTAATCTAAAGCCAGTATTCATTAAAGCATCTAAAGTATTTGGTAGTTTCTTTGATATGAGTACGGGAATATCTGATGTAGCTGGAGCTGATAAGTTTATTAAGGCTGAGGCAGAAAAACGTAAAGCTACGGGAGATTTACAATCTTACTATTCCTACTTACAGGAAAACCCTTTGGAAGTAGAACACGCTTTCTTTAAGTCGGGTAAAACTCCATTTGATTTAGAGAAGATTAATAAACAAATATCCAACATCAATACTAATCCTAATTTTCAAAGAGTACAGAAAGGAAATTTAGATTGGCCTAAGACTAAAGAGGGTAAGGAAATATTTGGTGGTATGCCTGAGTTTGTGTTGGATGATGGCTCTGTTGACGAGAAAGACCATAACAATGAATTGTTTCCATTTGAAATTGTAGAACAACCTCTTGTTGGAATTAAGAATGCGCATTTATCTGCGGTAGATCCATATCATATTGATGATGATTTGGAAGAAATGAAGAAGAAAGCATCAGACCAAAAAGATAGGTCACTTGGCTCTATGTGTGTGTATCGTAGATTTATTTCTCAGAATACCATTGGAGAATTACCAGTTGCTTTTTATACTGATAGACCATACTCTAAAGAGAAGTTCTATGAGAACTGTTTGAAGTTGGCTATCTTTTATGATTCTCAGATATTAGTTGAATATAACGATGATGGATTCCTTAAATACTTTCAGCAACACAAAATGACAAGGTATTTAAAAGAAAGACCACGTTCTGCTGATAGTCCTTGGACACAAGCGACAAATAGATATGGTATTCATATGAAGTCTTTTCAAAAGAAATTATTAACAGAGCTTGTTGATGAATACGTTAAAAAACATTGGGAAGATATATACTTTTTGAAACTATTGAATGAGTTATCCGTTTATGGCGTAAAGAATACGGATAGGGTGATGGCATTTGGTATGGCGCTGATTCATGATATGGATGCGACTAAAAAGATTTACGATAAGGCTGACGATGAAAAGATAGAAAGAATGGAGGGATTGCCCGAGTTTCAACGAAATAATGATGGAGGTGTCATAACGATTAATACGACAAATAAAAATATTTTTGATAATACGAAAAGAAACCCTACTTTTGATTACAATTTTGATACTGAATAGATACTTATAATACGTATGGATTTTCCTCAACAGAATATTCCTGATAAAGACAAAACAGAAGATTGGCACAGAGATAACATCTTAGCCATCATGTCTTATCATAAAGGCTACCAGAGCTTTATTGATTCAAGGAAAAAAGACCACGAGAATTATTTAATAGCTAATGGTGAGTTTGACCATAAACAATTTGAGTATGTTACAAATATGTATGGGCTAACTTCTCCTGCTCGATTTGTTAACTATCCAATGATAATGACAAAATTAGATTTATTAGCTGGAGAGTTAATTAGTCAACCTTTACAGTTTACTGTAAGTGTTGTCAATAGAAATGCCGTAAGGAAGAAGAATGAAGAAAAAATAACCTTAGCTGCTGAGGTGGTATTAAGACCTATACGTAGAGAAATTGAACAAGCATTAGGAATGCCAATTCCAGATGAAAATGTAGGGCAAGAAGTTCCTGAAGATGTAGCAAGATACCAAAAACTTAAATTTAGAAATGCTATTGAAGAAATGGTGCATGTTGGATTGGTGTTCTGTATTCAGCGTTGGGATTTAAAGCAAACATTCAAAAGAGGTTTCTATGATTTAGCAATTACAGGAAAAGAATTTTATCGAATATACATCAAACAAGGGGATCCGTTTGTTGAAAGAATAGACCCTCGATGTATGATTTATGATTTAGGTCAGCAAAAAGAAAGTCTTGTTGATTCTAAGTATGCTGGTACTGAAAATTGGTACACAGTAAATGAAATAATGGATAGGTATGGTGTAGACTTATCTAAAGAACAAGTATATTTCCTTGAGAAATTACAAAACAATAGTTCTGCTAATGATTCAAGTGATACACTTTCTTTAGATGCTTATACTAATACAAATGGTACAGACTTAAAGATTCGTGTTTTAGACTTTCAGTGGAAAAGTATTAGAATGCTTAAACATAAAGTTTCTCCAAATGAATTTGATGAAACTACTCCTTACTTAAAGAAAGTAAAAGATACTTATAAGGCTAAGGCTGGTGAAGAAATAATATCTAAACCAATTACAGAAGTTCGTCAAGGTATTTTGGTTGGACACGATATGATGCTTAATTGGGGAAAGAAACCTAATCAAATCAGATACGAAGAAAATTATGCCAACACAAGTATGGATTTCTTTGGAGCTATCAAGGGAAATCTTAATGGTCAAACATTATCAGTAGTAGATTCATTAAAAAATGTTCAGATATTATTAAATATAGTAATGTATCAAATAGAATTAGCTATGGCTCGTTCTGGTGGTAAATCTATTGTGTATGATGTATCTCAAAAACCTAAAAATATTTCATTAAAAGATGTGTTTTACCACGCTAAGAATAGTGGTTTAATATTGATTAATAATAAAGCGGAAGGAATGCTACCCAATGGGTTTAATCAATTCCAACAAGTAGATTTTACTCTTAGTCAATCTGTTGCTCAGATGATTAATCTTAAAGCAATGCTTGAAGATACTGCTGATAGATTAACAGGTATTAGCGCTTCTCGTGCTGGTGTTCAAAAGAGTGGAGATTTAGTTGGTGTTACAGAAAGAAATGTAATGCAATCTACTTTAATTACTGCTCCTTTATTTGATATACATTATCGTTTAGTAGGGGATGTGCTTCAAGGTCTTGCTGCATTAATGAAGCCTGCTTGGGGTAAAGAAGGTCGTATGGCTAATATCTTTGGAGATATGGGTATGCAGACTTTTAAGATTGACAAGTCTGTTGGTTTAGAAGAGTATGGAATATTTATAGAGAATAGTGGAAAAGAAGTACAGCGTAAACAAGAGATGATGGGGTTACTCGAAAGATTTTCATCTTCTGGAAATGTTGATCCATTAGCTATTATTAAAGCTGTTAATGCAGAAGGTTCAAGTGAGGTTGAGTCTATTTTAACGGATGGACTTCAAGCTGTTAGAGATCAACAAGCAAGTATGGAGGAAAGAACTGTCGCTGCTCAAGAAGAAGCTAATAGAATTAATGAAGAGAAAATTACAATGCCTCTTGAAGTTCAGAAACTTAAATCACAAACTGATATTCAATTAAAAGAAATGGAACTTAGTGGTAAGAGTCAATTACATAATAATGAATTAGAGCATAAGGAAAATATGCAAGAAGAAAATAGAAATGCTGAGTTGGACCAATTAATGTTATCTGAATCTGGTGAAGAACAAGAAGTTGAAGATTAATAGAAAAAATTATATATTTGTATAAACTAAAGAAAAAGATATGGCTGAAGAAAATGAAATAATTACAAGTGAGAACGCAGAGGCGGCTCAAGTAGTAGATAAAGAGATAGAAATTATACCAGAAGTAGAAGAAGCGTTAGTAGATGATAAAAAGGATGAGTTTGATGTAAATGCTTTTTCAGATACATCAGTTCCAGTTAAGAAGGAAGATGTTGTTGTTGAAGATGAAGATGATAATCCTAATGAAGATATATTGGATTGGGCTTCTTATGATGAAGAAGATGTAAATGTTGAGAAAGAAAAAGAAGCTGTAGTTGATAGTGTAGTTGAAGAGGTTCCTATTATACCATCTACAGATGGATTTAAAGCGGTAGCTGATGAGTTAGGCTTAAAGTTTGAAACAGTTGATGAATTAAAACAACATCTAATAAATGTTGAAGAAGAAAATAATAAGTTAAGAGCAAGTTCTGGTAGCGGTGCAACAAATGAAACAGTAACTAAACTTACTAATTTAAAGAATAAGGATAGCGAGGAGCTTGTTAGACTTAGTTTAGAGAAGCAAGGGTTTACTGGAGAAGAATTAACCGATGCAGTTGATAAGTATATCGACAATGGAATGCTCGAAATAGAAGCAAAAAAAATTCGGAATACTATTGACAATGCCATAGTATCTGAACAAAATAAAATAACACAATCTACTGTCGAAGCTGATGCAATGCAACAGAAGGAACACGATGAAAGTGTTAGAAAACTTGGGGAACATATTAGTAAAACTGAAACAATGTTTGGTTTATCTATAGCTAAAGACAAAGAAAGCTTAGCAAAAGTTCAACAAGGACATTTAAAATATATCTCAAGTGGAAAATTCATGGAGGATGTATTTAAAGATGATGCAAGTTTATCTGAAGCTGCTTGGTTTGTGAAAAATAAAGACACAATCATTAAGGCAATTTCAAATAAAAGTTTACAACAGGGAAAACAGGCAATCTTAGATGATATAGGTGAGCCGGAAGTTATTAAGACACAAAGATTTAAAGATGTGGAAACGGATTCATTCGATCCTAAAGCTTTTACCTTTGGTCAAATTAAAACTAAAAATTAATAACTAAAACCTTTAACAAATGAAATTTCATAGTGGAACATACGGGAAAGAAACCCAAGAATCAAATGCTTTAGTAACAAACTTATTAAAGTATCCGGAAATTGCTAAAACATTAATTAGACAATATCCTCAATACTCGCTTAACTATTTCCTTGACGGAACAAGTAGATTTGCGAAAGAAGAATTAATCGGAGAAAATGCATTTAGATGGCCAATCTTAGGAAGATTGAACAGACCTTCTACTTGTACTGGTGTTCTTACTGGAACAGGTGTAGGTAACTCTACATTTACTGTTGAATTTGAAGAAAACTATTTTAACCCTAATGATGTGGTTAGATTTGCTGATGAGTCACAAGCGATTGTAATGGGTGAGCCTGTTCCTTCTGTTGGTGGTTATACTTTCTCTTTCATCTTACAAACTAATGATCCTCTTGCTGTAATTACTGCAGGTGCAATTGTTGCTGGTTTAACAGCTAACACTGTTGGTTCTGCTTTCCCTGAAGGGTCTGATAGAGGTTATGAAAATCACGTTTACCCAGATTGGTACATTAACCATATTGGTATTGCAAGAAAATCTAAATCAATCACTGGTTCTGCCTTGACTGATGTTACTTGGATTGAAAACAATGGCCAAAGAGTATGGTTCTTTACTGATGAGAAATTGATGAGAGAAGAGTTTCTTTACCAAAAAGAACTTGATTCTTGGTATTCAACTTCTACAATGGATGCGAATGGTAACTCTACAGTTATTGGAACTGATGGTAAGGCTATCGTAAAAGGTGATGGTGTTCTTAGACAAATTGATGCTGCTAACGTTGATACTTATAACGGTCAATTGACTGAAAAAAGATTAACTGATTTCTTAGCTCAATTACAATTGAACACAGGAAACCAAAATGCTCATTGGATGGTATTTACTGGTACTGCTGGTAAAGTTGCATTCCACGAAGCAATGAAAGACTTAGTTTACCCTGCGGGTAACTTAGTGTATGATGCTCAAGTTGGAGCTGAAACTGAAATTGGTGTAAACTTTACGTCTTACAACGCTTTAGGTTCTCGTTTAACTTTGGTACATAACTCTTTATTCGATGATCCGAATTTACATGGAAACAACATTGACCCAGTTAGTGGTTTCCCAAAAGAGTCTTTCAGAATGGTATTCTTAGATATGGGAACAACTGATGGTGTTTCTAATATCGAAAGAAAAGTGAAAGGTGCTGCAGGAATTGATAGAGGTATGATTATTAAATATATCTCTGGAATGGTAAATCCATTTAACCAAGGTCAAATGGAGGCTGCAAACTCAAGAGATGCGTTTACTTGTGAGATACTTTGTGAATCAGGTATCATTGTAAGAAACCCACTTTCTTGTGGACAATTAGTATTTGCTTAATTAATTATTAATAATACTTATATTTTAGAAAAATGGAAAATGTTAAAGAGCCTGTTACTAAGGCAAGGATTAAGGAATTATGCGGTGAGGCACCCCCTGAAGGGAATGTCGAAATTCGTTTAAAAGACCCTAAAAGGACAGGTACTATTACAGTTCGTGGTTATACAGATGCCAAAGGAAGATATCGACCTTTCGTTGACCAATACGGAAACGAAAGGGTTAAGAAATTTTCTCGAACAGTATATTTAGATATGAAGGAATTGGATGATAGGCTTACCTATGAACAGGTAAGACTTCATCCCCTTTATATTAATGGTCCAAGACCAGTACTTGTAATTGTTAACCACGAATCTGATGCAGATGCTTATGTTGCATTAAAAGATAATGAAGCGAAAGCAATGACTGTTATTCAAGCTCTTGAGGGAGATGAATTGAAGAATTTTGCAAGAGTGCTTTTAATTAAAGTTAAACCTGGTAGTTCTGACAAAGTTATAAAACGTAGTATTTATGATGTTGCCGAAACTAATCCGGGATTAGTTCTAAACGAATGGAATGACGATTTACGTGAACTTAAAGTTCTTATACGAAAAGGAATAGAGTCAGGTATGTTTGAGGTTAAACATGGTAGATATACTTACCAAGGGCAACTGATGGGTGCGACTTTTGAACAAGCAGTAGATTGGCTTAAAGACAACGATGATTTAGTTCCATCAATGCGTAAAACATTAAAGTAAAATGACTATAATCGAAATGCAAGATGAATGTGATTTGCTTTTAGACAAAGCTAATTCTCCTTGGTACAGTAGTACAGAGAAGGATAAGTTTTTAAATAGAGCTCATCATGAATATGCTGAAACTCGATATAAGTTTTTTGAACAAGATGAGCGTACTCGTAAGGAGCTATTACCTTTAGTTAGAAAATCTACAGGAGTAAATACCTCAACAGTTAATTATTCCACTATAAAAGACTTTATGTTTACATTAAGTTTAAGTGGTGTGTTTAATAAGCCTTGTGGTAATGGTACTTCGGTAGAAAAGATTTCTCCGCTTCAAATTGATGATGAGGCTGAAATTCAAAAGGATCCGTTTAATAAACCTGCAGATGATAATCCGTTATATACTGAGGAGAATGATGGCACTAATGATGTAGCATTAATCTTGTCAGATACAACTCCGTTATCATATGTATTAAAATATCTTCAAATACCAAGAACTGTATTTAGAGATATTAATAATCCTGCTAACAATATTGATTCAAATATGCCTATATTTACTCATGATGAAATTGTTAATATTGCAGTAAGGATGATGATGGCTAATACTGAACAACAGTTAAATTATCAAATGCAACAAAGCGAAATAAATCAAGAAAATTAAAAAAATATTACAATGGAAAAAGTAACTTATAACAAAATACAATTAATGGCCTTTACTAAAAAAGAATTGGCTACTATTGATTTAAGTTCTGGAATTGACATGAAGTTAAAGAAAGATGTTATTGTTAAAGAAATGCTAAAGGTTCAAAAATCTGAGATAGAAGCGACAAAGGCTCAACCAGAAGTAACAGAAACCGTAGCAATTGAAGAAACAACTACTGATGAATCTACTGATACTGTTAATGAAGAAGTAGCCACTCAATTAGAAAGTGAAGCTCCTATTGAACAAGTTGAGGGAAATGTAGAAGAAGTGGAAGAGGCAGTTAGCTCTGAAAAGCCTGTATTCCATAGACCTGTAAGAACGAGAAATCGTATGGGCTTTTAATTAACAATAGTTTTAACTTAAAAATAAAAAATTATGTCAAGAAATGGACGTGCCGTTATCGCTCTATTAAATGGAGTAGGTAATCTTCCGGCTTTAACTGCTGGAAAAATCAACGTAACTGAAAAGTTTTCTGTTGATCAATCAGAATTAAAAAGTAAAATCTCTATCGCTCAGGTAGTAGGTGTTGCTGGGTATTTAACAGTAACGTTTGCTAATGCTTACGCTGTAGGAGATAATGTATCTTTGACTATTACTTCTAATTTGACTTCTCGTCAATTATTTAGAAAGAAATATTCACATACAGTACAAGCAGGTTTAGCAACTGTAACAGATATAGCTAATGCATTTACTGCGATGATTTTAGCGGATGTAAACAATCCATTAAATTCTCCTTATGCTTCAGTATCTAATATTGCGGGTGTAATGACTGTTACTCAGTTTGATGATGATAAAAGAGGTTTAGTTGCTTATACTTTTACTGATAGTGCTGCTGGTACTATTGTAAGTGTTCCTACTGCAACTGTAATTTCAGAAGGTCAGCCATCTGATTTAGTAGACAAAGGTATTCCTGCTGGAGATATTACTGCTGCTAATTACACTACATTAAGAATTGTATTTCACCACGAAGTGGCAATACCATTCATTGATTCTGCTGGTGTAACTGCAAGTGAAATCTATTGGTATGGAACAGTGGCTCAAGCTGCTGCATTGGCTGCGTTAATACCGTAACTAATTAAATATTATTTATTTCAAAGGTGGTGGTCCAAAGCCATCACCTTTTTTTAATTTTACACTATGCCAACATTAGACCAATATGCATTTAATATTAGAAACATTGCTCGTGGAGGGCAAGGCGATTCTGATGATGAAAGATTAAACATCAAGCAAGTTCGTTTTTGGATAAATGGATATAGAGCTTCTGGTATCTTTGAAATTACAGATTATGGAAAGGATATTGACCCTCAGTTAGTTCAAGACTTAGGTGTTATTCCATTAGTTGAAGTAGATAAAGCAGATAGTGAATGTCCTGATGTTGAATGGGGTTGTAAAATTAAAAAGGTGGTCCTACCTAAATTGGTTGATTTTCCTGACCTAAGAGCATTATCTTATGTTGGAAAGATTAATAAACAATCTCCTTTCGTTGTGAATTTTCCCGACACTGCTAATTATAAGGCAGCTACTCGATTTGGTAAATTATCTAATCGTTGTTTTCTTATTGGACAAAATTTATATGTTATCTTAGTAGGAGATGATATTGATATGCAGTATATAAATGTTCGTGGAGTATTTGAGCAACCTCAAGAAGTTGTTGGTTATTCTACAGAAGGTTGTGAGCCAAGATGTTTTGACCCAGCAGTAGATGATTATCCAATGCCTGCTCGATTGTATGAATATACATTGACTAAGATATTAAGGAATGAATTGAATTGGACTGCTCAGGCTGTTAATGATGAATTAAATAATGGAAGATTAGATAATGCGAAAATTGGATAACCATGGTAGGTATACTCTTTACGGAGTGTATGAAGAATGTCAAGAGGATATTACTTTAGAGCTAAATAAATTTCCAAAAGGTGTTATAAAAAGTAAAGAAATAAGTTATAGGGTATTTGCGATGGTTGTTAGAATGTATTTTATCATTGCTTTTGAGGTATTGATTAAAGGGGTTAGTGTTCCATTATTAAATAAATTTGGAATATTAAATGTAGTTAAGGCACAGTGCATTAGATACAATCCATTTAGAATATCTTTTTATAAAGATGAATTAGGGAAGGTTATAAGAAAAAAAGTTAAAATTAAAACTAAATCTGGTTACTGGTATTTTGTTTTCTGGGATGCTCCTAAAAAATTAAGACAGTATCGATTTAATATTAATATAAAATATAAAAGAGCATACATGAAGTTAGTTGAAGATGGTTACGATTATCTTGATTATACTTTAGATGGATATGGAAGGAATGCTTCAACTGATTATATACAACATATAAAATAAGTTATGGGTAATACTAAAAATAAAATTTCATTAAATCGGGTAATAGGTAATGTTATCGGTAATCTTGGTTTAAAGGTTACTAATAATATAAAAGATGATTTTTCTCGTTGGGCTTGTGAAGGAGAAAGCAAGATAGGTTCTACTTCATCTTATAGGCATCAAGAGTGTGAATTGACAATTAGAAATCGTAAAGCATCTCTTCCTCCAAATTTTGCTTATTTAGAAGCTATCAAAATTGGTAATAAGATTATCAATACAACTGAGCGCTCATTTAGATTATTTAATAAAGGATTTAAAAATCCTGCAGTAGATCCGTCTAATTTTATTGGTGGACAGAAAATTACAAATGTTCCAGGTGTACCGTTAGTTATTTTAGTATCATTTACGGGTGTTTTTGCTATTGGAGATTTAATAACTGTAACTGTTACTATAAATAATTGTGGTTCAATTAATTCAAATACATTTAATTATCTTGTTCAAGGAGGCGATACGCTAACTACAATTGCTTTAGCTCTTGCAACACAAATTAATGCTATTGGAAATATTGGTTATACTGCTATTTCGGGTAATGGAACTTTATTTATAACTGGGGATAGTCCTGATTTTGGATTTAATGTTGCTTTATTTACTGATAGTGTTACGGGTTTTGTAGCTCAATCTGTTTATCAAGCAAGAGTTCCTTCTAAAAAGAATACTGTTGATTTAAATAATACCAATACAAATCCAATACTACATTCTAAGAATTTAGCTAATGGAGCTGTTGCGGAGTTGAATACGGGCTTATTGTCTGATGGAGGAAGTGGAGGGTTAGATTCTCTTAGTTCTTACGGATATGATTACAGTAACAATTCTGCTTCTGTATTCTCGGTAGATAATGGATGTATTAATTTTAATGCCTTAGACAATACCAAGATAGGTATTTCTTATATGGATATAGAATTAGATAAAGAAGGATGGCCTCTAATATCTGAAACTCACGAAGATGCTATAACTGCATATCTAATGTTTATGTATTTAAGTGTAGGATTTTATAATGGTAAAGTTGCACAATATATTCATAAGACTGCTGAAACAAGATGGTTTGATTTATGTGGACAAGCAAGAGGTGATGATGAATTACCTAATGCAGAAGAATTAAAATACTTAGCTAATCTATGGATGCAATTGGTGCCATTACCAAGTCCTGAAATCTTTTAAATATGAGTCAAGGAAATTCGTCAATGAATATTTTTGGTGGTGGAATGACTGGTGATACAGACATTCTAAATACTGATAAGTCTACTTATAGAGATTCTATGAATGGACGTATAATGTTTAATAAGGATGGTACTTATTCTTGGGTAACTGAGAATGGAACTAAGACTTCTTTTGTTTTATCTCCTAATAACGGCTTGGATGTCCGTCAATATAAAATATTAGGGAATACAGGTAATGATAATATTAGAATTATTTGGTCCACTTTTGAAGATCCAAATCCTTTATTATCTAATACTGAAATTGGAATCTTCTCAATTAATGAATCTGGTATTGGACAATATAAAACTTTGTTTAATGATGCAAATGATCCTAATGGAGATAAGTTTGACTTACTTTATAAGAATCAAATTGAAGCTCGTTTTCTTTATGAAAACCCTAAGATAATAAGATGTTATTGGGTTGATGGGATTGCTATTGATAGCAATAGACCAAGAACATTTACAATGAGTTTTGACGGAAATCTCGCTACTCCTAATGGAAATGAATCTGATGTAGTTGCGTATTCAATAGCTTCTCCATCTGTATTTTCAATGAATAGTCAAACCAATTTTAGAATGGGAATGATTAAGTATGTTAAAAATGTAGGTGGTGGATTGCTTGCTGGGATATATCAATATACTTATAGTTTAGGTACAAAGGAAGGGTATAACACTCCTTGGTACCCTATTTCTCGTAGAGTTGTTGTTGTTAATGCTCAAGTAAGTAATGATAATTGGCATCAATATCAATTTAGTTCTGTTGGGGTTTCAACAAGTAAGGGTAATCAAATTCAAGTAAAAGGAATTGACCAACGATATGATAGGATAAGAATTGCTTATGCATATTCTCAAACAAATTCTGTAGTGACAGAAGCTAAAGTATTTCTTCAAGCAGATATTATCAAGGGTGTTGGTGGCGATGTTCAGTTTTATGATCACGTAGGAAATGTTGGAGAACCTTTATTGCCTTCTGAAATAGCTGATACATTTAGTGGAATGGTTGGCGCTAAAACACTTAATATTAAAGATGCTTCATTATACTACGGAAACATTAAAGAAAATATTTTACAAGAGTTTGATTTAGAGCCTATCCTTGAAAATTTAACAATACGTCCTATGTATAAGGATATGCGTTCTGATGAAGGTCAACCAAATGGAGCTCTTACTTCTCCAATAACACATCAATATCCTAAGACTGGAATAACTCAATTACAACAGCATAGTGCCGTAGGTGGTGTGGAAGATTATCAAATTGTAAATGATTATGTTAATTACAAGGGTACTCAAATAGATCATTTAATGCCCGGATTTTTTAGAGCAGAAACATATAGACTTGCTATTGTATTTTTCGATTTACTTGGATTTGAATCTTTTGCATTTCATTTAGGTGATTTACAATTTCCTAATCAAACAGCAAGTGAATTTAAGTGGGATAGAGTAAGAGAAGATGGAACTATCCAGTCTTACGTAAGTGGTCCTAATGAAATAGCTGATGCATGGCCAACAAATAACTATAATTATCAAGGATTTAGAAGTCCAAAAGTTTTAGTTGGAGATGTAGGTCAAGATTATAGTGGGGAAATTGCTGGAGATAGAGCAGTTTGCCATTTAAGAGTAATGGGAATTAAAATTGGTGGTATAGATATTACAAGTATTAAACATCTAATTAGTGGATTCAAGATTGTTAGAGCCTCAAGAGATAAAACAATTTTACTACAAGGAGCAATTATGCCTTGTGTGGGAACTACTGATAATGAAGATGGACCAGTAACACTTCCTTTACCTTCAACAAATCAAAACTTTTATGATTTCACTCAAGGGTCTGCTCCTAATAATACTACCATAGGAAATGGTAATCAAATGCAATTGGATTTATTCTTAGCTTATAATCATGATGGAAATAATTTAGAAAATAGATTTTATATTAGACCTAATGGTTCTGTATTGTATGCTCCTGCGTTAAATTTTGGAACATCATCTTTACCTTCATTAAACAGTGAAGATCAAGTAAAGATAATTGGATGTGCTTGGGATACATATAATAATGGTGGTGGGTCTCCAATTTTGTACAAAGCTACTGCTTCATACATGTGGTATGGAAGACAATATAATACTTGGAATACTTGGCATTACAATGGACAATCAGACAACCCTTGGCCTCGATATGAATCATATATGGATGGTGTTGTTACTACAGCATTATTAAATCCAAGAGGATTTATAGAAGATTGGGGAGGAACAGGTACCAGACTAAATAATGATGTAAGTGCAAGAGAGGGAAGTAATAATCAAACTCGTAGAGCTCATGGTGCTTTTGAATCCTTATATCTTCAGCATGGAAACTTTGTAGGTCAACCATTATCTGATCCTTCAACCTATTGCTCTCAAGCTATGTTTAAGAATGGTAATAGAGAAGATAGTGGTTATCCAGGTGGAGCATACAATTCAATTGGTGTAGCATTTATGGGGCATTTACTTTTTAATTGGGTAAGACCTAATGTTTCTCCTTATGGTGGATTGACTTTAAGTTCTTTAGAGCAGACTATATTTTATGGAATGGGTCATTTTCAACCCGTTAACAACCCTACATTTGATGCTCAAGGTATGCCCCTTGATGATAAATTTAATGATATAGAAATATATGGGGGAGATTGTTTTTTAGATTATGTTTCTCAAATGAGAATGTACCCTTATTCTAAAGACCTTAAATCTGATGATTATTCTGATGGTCGTATTTGGCCTTGGGAAAATGAATTTAATCATACATTAAGATTTGCTGGAAGTGAAGGTGGAAATGGAACAGATAAAATGTTGGTATGGGCTAATGTTATGGCTCGTGATGGAGATACAAGGGGTGGTGGAACAAGTTATCCCGGCTCTAAATGGGGGGTTTATAGTGCGGATGAAGTAGATGGTGTAAATGAGGGAGTATTTGAAGAGTTTAATATTAATGGTGTTTTAAATTTTGCAGAAATAATTGTATTCTTTAATCCTAAGCCTGTTAACTTTTTAGCTAATGATATATTTCCTGTTCGTTGGAGATATAGTCCTACTAAATTATACGGAGATACTATCGATACTTGGAGAACATTTCAGGTAAATGATTTTAGAGATTTAAATGGAGTTTATGGGGAGATTACAAGTTCCTTATATATCTTCAATCAAATATACTCTTGGCAAGTTTCAGCCTTTGGAAGATTAAGAGCTTCTGATAGAGCATTAATTGAATCACAACAAGGGGGAACTTTAAGTACTGGTGTGGGTGATAAATTAGATGGCGTAGATTATATATCTACTGAATTTGGTAATCAGCATCAATGGAGTTTGTTTAGCTCTGATAAAGCTGCTTATTGGATTGATGTAAATAAACGTAAGATAATAAGGTTTGCTCAAGATGGACAAAATCCTTTATCCGATGTTAAAGGAGAGCATCAGTTTTTAGAACAAGAATTACCATTATATGAGAACTATGATAACCCAGTATTAAATAGAGGTATTCATGGTGTTTTTGATTATGGGAATAATGAAGCTATATTTACTTTCAATAGAGATAGAACAATTTATCTTCTTGGTTCTCAATTGTCTACTATAATTTCAAGAAGTAGATTTGGAAAAACTTATGATCCGTTAATTGTAGAGCAAAATCAAACTGCTATTATTTCTATTCCTTTATCGGGTGGTGGTATTGAATTACCAATGGGTAATGTAGATGCTGGTGTTAATGAGAATACAATAATGTATTTATTTATTAAGCCTGATTCTGTTCAAACTTCTTGTAAGGTTTACAATATAGATAAGGATAATAATAAAATATTATTATTTACAGCACAAGCAAAAACATACTATAAAATTTATAGACATGGACTTAACGATGCGTGGCTATATGAGGAAGTAGATATTGATGAAACAACTCCTCATAAATCAAGTCTTACATATAATGAATATGGGGATTGGTTTGTATCTTATCATTCTTATTCTCCAACTCATTATATTGGAACTAAGTTTGTTGTTACTTCTCAAGATTCTAAAGGAGAGTATGAGTTAGCTAATCAGATTCAAATTCACGATATGGGATTGAAATCAAATTTCATTTCATTTTCAACTAAATCATACGTAACTGTTTCAGTGAATGAGTCTCCAATGATTTCTAAAGCGTTTGATTCTTTAAGAATAAATTGTAATGAAGATGGTAACATTAAACTTGATAAGATATTAATGTTAACAGAAACTCATTTTTATTTTATGGATATGGCTACTGATAGTAGAAAGAAATATTTAGAAGATATATTAAGAGTTCCTTTAAGATCGGAAACTCAAGACGATAGAATGAGGGGTAAACATCTTTCATTAACTCTTGAGTTTAAGAACTCAAGAAGTTTTTTAATAGATTATAATGACAGAATTACTAACTTAGTAACTTATTTTAGACCGTCAAAAAGATTTTAATTATGGCAGTATTTTCAAGCACACAAGAATTAGAGCAACAAGACCAACATAGTAGATTTAAAGCACAGACTGGTTGGAAGGCTGCTGCTATGGCCCCATTATTTAAGCGAACAGGAAAGAAAACTAACTTTAATAAAGCATTAAGTTTTGTTCCAGGAATGGGTCTTGCTACAAATTTAGCGGGCAGAAATTTAAGTTCAGGATCTTCTGCCAGCGAGGTTATAAAAGGACAGACTAAAGATGAAATGGGTGCTGCTGTTGGTGATTTAAAATTAGGTGCAGAAGCATTTATGGCTCTTGGTGGGGCTAATGCTATTGGTGTTGGTATGCAAGGAGCAGGTGCGGGAGGTGGAGCAACAAAAGTTGGTTCTGCATTATCGGGAGCAATGGGAGGTTCTGCAAAGACAGCGAGTGCTGCTACAAAAATGGGTGGTGGTTTATTTGGTAAAGCAGGAACTAAAGGTTTAGGTGAGTTGGGAGGTGCTACTAAAGCTGGTGCATTTATATCTAAATTAGGTGGTGGTGTAAGTAAAACTGTTGCTCAAGGAGGAACTTCAATGTTTGCAGATAAAGCTGGTACTGCATTAACGGATAAAATCGCATCGGAAGGAAAGCAAAAAGTAATGGATCAAATGAATACTGATTCAGAAGGAATGACAGAGGAAGAAGTACTACAAATGTCTGAGTCTGATTATTCTGCTGAAGCAGATAGTGGAGGTAGTGCCGATGCTATTGGTGAGGCTGGAGATGCCCTTGCAATAGTTCCAGTACTTGGCTCTGCTTTAGGTCAGGTTTCAGCACACATGAAAGTTAATCAAGGATATGACGATTCAGCTAAAAAAATAGCTAATAAAACAACTCAAGGTAATGCATCATATAGAGTGTAATTGTTATGGCAGAAAAAACTAAACAACAAAAATTTTACGATAAATACTATTCAATGGTTGCGGATAGTGTTAAAGGAACAGGGTTGTTTCCTGAAACTGTTATTGCTCAAATGGCTATTGAAAGTAATTGGGGAGAGAGTGGACTAAGTTCAAAGCATAATAATTATTTTGGAATAAAAGGAAAGGGAGTTAACATGGCTTCTGATGAAGAAGTTGGAGGAACTAAAGTTAGTAAAAAATCTGATTTTAGAACTTACAATTCAGTAGAGGATTCTGTTAAAGATTATATAAATGTAATAAAAACACAAGGTGGTGGAAAGACTTATGCTGATGTGCGTAATGCTAAGACACCTGAAGCTCAAGCAGAAGCATTAGGAAATTCTCCATATGCTACTGGTTCTAAATATGGAAATTCTATTCAAAGTACAATTAAAGCTAATAAACCTTATACTACAACTGATGTTGAATTAAAAGTTAAATCCAATACCATGAATGATAATACAATAAGCATAAAAGAAAGGGTAAAAACTTCTAAACAAAGATTAGAAGATAAGAAAATGGAAGTTTGGAAAGCTAAAGATAAAATTATAACTGATTTTCAACGTGGCGAAGGAAATAAGAAAGATCGTTTTGCTCAATTGGTTAGAAAATCTAAGAAGGATGGGTTATCAAAAAATGAAGCAATAGAAGCTAATAACATAGTTCAAGAAGCAAATTCTGTTTATAATGGTGGCGCTGAATTTAGTAGGATGAAAGGAGCTTTAATGAACGATATAGCGTATCCTTATTTTAGAGATGAATATAACTTAAAACAAATTGAAGGTAAAACAGCTTTAGAAGAAATGCAATCAAAAATTGCCCTTGGAAAAGGTGAGGATAAAGATAGATACCAAAAAGAATATGAACTTGCTACGGCTGAATTTGAAAAAAATTACGGAGAAAGCAGTGAGGCTTCACAAGCTTTAAAAGAATTTGATGAAACTCATAAGAAGTATGATGAAGAAGTAGCTGCAGGAAAGGGTGGTTCAACACAATCGCAAGCAAATAAGATTGGAGGATATGATTTTTCTACAGGAAGTGCAACTCCTGGTGTTACTCCACAAAGATTCTTAACTGCTATGGGAGGAATTGGTGGTAATTTTGAGGCTGTTGAAGAAATAATTCCTAAAGAAACAATTCCTCCAGTTGAAGCAACTGATGATGGAAGTGGTGGTAAAGGTAAAGGAAAAACAAAAACAGAATCTCGAGTTGATGATGTAAATCCTGAAACTGGTGAAAAAATTAATTATGATAAATATGGAAAACCTATAACAGATTTAAAAGCTAATATGGAAGCTGATCAAAAAGCATTAGATGATTACAATGCTATCGAATCAGAAAAATTTAATTTTGAATACGCTCCTGATAATCAGTCTGATAATGATGTGTTTGGAAATATTGTTGATGTAGGACGTGGTATTGCTGGAATGATGGGGGCAACAGAAGATGTTCCTACTTATGAAAGAGGAGGTATGTTTAAGCAAGCAATGGGTGAAGCTGAACGTATGCGTAATGAAGGTTTATCTCCAGAAGAAAAAGATTATAGAAATAGACAATCTGAAACTGCTTATGCTTATAATGTTAAGAATATTCGTAGAGGTGCGGGAGGAAGTGCTGGTGCGTATTTAGGAAATGTTCAAAGTGCTGCTGCAGGTCTTTATGATGAATATGGTAAGACTGCTGCAACTGATGAAGCGGCACGTAGGTTAAATAGACAAAACTTTCAAGGGATGGCTTTACAGGATGAGTCGATTAATAGACAAATCTTCCAAGATGATTTATCTCAAACGATGATGACTAAAGAAGCGGGTGCTGGATTAGTTCAGGATGCTATAACTAATATGAAAGAAAGAAATGACTATAAAAAACAATTTGGAAAGGATAGTCCTTATTATAATTATATGCGTGCTAAAACAGAAGATACTGAGTCAAGTGCTTTCTATAGAGATAAGGCTGATGCTGATAGGGTAAACAAAGCAAGATCAGATTATGAATATCGAGCTGAAAAATCTAAGAATGCTTATAATGAATCTAATAGATTAGCTCCTGGTGAAGAAAAAATTGTTGAAAGTAATAATGAACCACAAGTTTCTGATGCAGATGTTTTAGGTAATAGTTCTGGAGTTGAATTAGTTAATTCTGTAACAAGCCCAAGAACTGCTGTTAATAAAGAAACTGGTCAATTAGAAAAACAAAGTACATTTTCTCGTGGAGAACCACAAGACGTTGCTTCAATAGAAAAACCTACTGCGGGCAAATCAACTATAAAGGCTTCTGAAAATAGAAAAAGAGCTAATGAAATTACAACAGCTATGGAGGCGTTAGAACCTGATGATCCAAAGTTTGAAAAATTATCTAAAGAACTTGAGTCTTTAAAGTATTAAAAAATTAATATATTTACACTATGGCAGATTGGGGATTATACTCAGCATTAAGGGGAACTGACAACTGGGCTCAACGCAGACAGGATAAGGCAATGAATATGCAAATTGTTCAACAACAATCTGCAGATGAAGAAAAGAAAACTCAACAATCAATGTTGGCTGAGGAAAACATCAATGCCTATTTAAATGAAATGGCAGCTATTGATGTCTTACCTGAAGACCAAGAAAGAATTAAAGAGGTTGAAAGAAGTTCACGTCAAAATATTATTGAAGGTATTGCAAGAAATAATGGTGATTTATCTCGTTATGTTTCCTCTGGTGGTATTACTGAATTGAACGAATATAAAAATTCAATCTTACAATCGGGAGAAGTTAAAACTGCTTTATCGAATAAAGAAAACATGGCTAAAATTATAGCTGATAAACAAAGAGGTAATCGTTGGTTTGCTCCTGTTGAAACAGATGTTCCTCAATTTAAAGAAGGAGAGCCAGTACTTGATGAAGATGGTAATCAGGTAGTTAAACCTACCAAATTAACTATAGACCAACAAATAGGACTTTATAAAAGAGGAGTTATTAAACAAATTAATTATAATGGTTCTGAAGAAAAGAAGGATATTAATGCAATGTCTTTCAAGGGTACGTACAAAGACCACAACAATCCTACAGGGCCAAATGAAGTTACTGCTTCTGATATTATGTTTAAAGCTATGGCTGATGGAGCAAGTGAAGAGTATGCTAAACACTTGGCTAACACATATGTAGAACGTTGGAAAGCTGGCAAGGAGAAAGGAATGGATTTATCTTGGAAATGGAAGTCAATGTCTGAGTTAGAAGAACAAGGACTGAAGGCTGAAACAATTTATAAAACTGCAAAAGCTGCTGCCGCTATTGGAGCAACGCAACCTCAACCGGGATATGATGATGAATATGGTAGAGCATTAAGTGGTAAAGGGCATAATCCTGAATCTGCAAGAGCTACTGAATGGAAAAATCCAGATGGAAGTGTAGGTTCAAAAGATTATAATACACATACAGTTTCAAATTATGAATTAAAAGAAATAGCTTCTCAATTAGGTTTAAATTTTGATAAGTTAAATGGTGAAGAAACAAGAGATAAAGATAATAATTTAATAGATGCTGATAAAATTTTAAATCCAAAACGATTAGCTGATAGCAGAATCTATTCTCCAAGAACAGGAGAAATGATAGATTTAGGGACTTCTAATTATACAGTAACAAATGTAGAGCCTAAAGTTCATAGAATAAATGGAAAGTCTTATTTACAAGCTACTATATATACTCATGAGCCAGCATTAGAACAAGGAGGTGCTTTAACATTAAAAGATGCTTCGGGAATTGCTCAAACAGTTGGAGAAATTGGATCTGGAAACATTCATAGTGAAACAGGGTTTGACCATATTACTGCGGGATGGAAAGGATTAGTTAAAGATTTAGGTGGTGGAGATTGGGGTGATGATAATTATGAGGTAACTGCTTTTATTCCATTAAACGATTCTCCTACTGCGAGAAAGAAAGGAACAGAAAAATTACAAGGTACAGGAAAGCAAATGGATAGTGATGTTCGAGGAACAGGTGGTGGTGGTGGTGTCACAAGAGATGCTTTTAGAAATTATTACGAAGAATAATAAAATTATCTATGCCAGAAAAAATAATACATGAAGCAAGTGCTACTGAACCAACTATAACCTTAGATACTAAGGCTGAACAAGTTGCTAAAGATAATGCTAAGGAAGAAAGATTTGCAGAAAAATCTAAGCGTACTTTGGAATATTTCAATGATATGGATAATCCTGAGTATGATGATGTTGAGAAAGATATCTTAGCTACTGGTGTATCTATTCCTGAATTTAAGAAACAATGGATTGAATCTATTGATGCTATGTCTGGTGATGAAAATGAATCGATTTCTGGCTCAATGGCTCCCGATGAAAGTTACAGTAATGTTTATGACTTTAAAAATAGTGTGTGGGATGATTTCGCTACACACTTTCAGCAAGGAATGAATAGAGTTGGTTTTGGGCTTGGGGTTGTTATTCCGGGAATTGCTGCTGCAGTACCAGGAGAAGAATCTGAATTTGTTACTGATTGGATTGAGGGAATGACCGAGTGGTATGAGGAAGCAGAAGAAAGAACAAGCAATCAATCTAATCAATCATTTTTTGAAACTGGAAATATAAGAGCATTTGCCGGTGGTATGGGTAGTGGATTAGCTTCTATGGCGCCAATGGTATTATCTTTTGTTCCTTATGTTGGAAAGGCTGCGTATATGGCAACTACATTTTCTGATGTGTTTGGTTCTGTTTTATCAAGTGGTAGAGAAAATGGACTATCAATAGAAGAAGCATCTCAAATGGCTTTAGTATTATCTGTACCTATTACTGCTTTAGAGAAAGTCGGAATGCAAGGGGTTACTAATCCAATGAAAAAAGGAGCTGTTAAATACCTTGAGAAAGGAGCAATAAATACAGCGATTAAAAAGGTAGCTCAAAAAGGAGGAACACGTCTTGGATTAGAAGAGTTTAAGGACATTGTTAGTGTTGGTGTAAAAGACATTGGAAAAAAAGCATATGCTAAACGTAAGGTTGGAAACATAGCTAAGGCATTTGGACATGGTGCTGGCTCTGAAGGATTTACTGAAACATTACAATCGATACTTGAGCAGTCGGGAGAACAAATATGGGATAATTATTTTGCTGATGAAGATGCAAAGGTAGGGGAAGGTAAGTACGGAACAGATTACAGGAATCCTCAATTTTGGTTACAAGCCGCAGAGGAAGGGTTTTATGGTGCTATTTTAGGTGGTGTTATGTCTGGTGGTGGATCTGCTAAAAATGGATTAAAAGAACAATCTGCTTATCATTATGTTAGAACATCATTAGAAAAAGGAAAGCCTCAGAATATTAAAGCATTAAAGAATTATGCTGCAAAGCAAGAGGCCAATGGTTCTATGTCTAAGGATGAACTTAATAATTTTGTAGATAAGGTTGACCAAATGGTTAAGTATGAGAAGCAAATGTGGCATAAAATGGATAGCCCTAATGCTAAATATCAGTCTTATAATCAAATGGTTACAAGAGATAGAGCTTCGGAAGTATTAGAATCTCCTTGGTTAGAAGAACAAAATACAAACTATCCTGAAAAGAAAAGTCAAATTTCAGAACTATTAACTGAGATAAGAAATGATTCTGAAAAAGTAGTTCAAGCAATAAGTAATGCTGATGAACAAGTTATTGAAGCAAGAAAAGAACATAATAGTAAAGTAAGTACAAAACTTGAGAAAGCATTATTTACTCCTAAAGAAAAGTATCATTACAATCCTGTTAATCAAAATGAGATTGCTCCAAATTTAGCGGCTAATATTAAAAAGGTAAATGAAATGTTGCCTAAAGAATTAAGGATTGATCCTTTAAATAATGAGCAAGCAAATAATGAGGGTAAAATTCAAACTATTAAAGATGGTAAATCAATAGTTCCTGAAAAACCTTTTGGTAATGTTTATAAAGCTAAGAATGAAGATGGTGGTGAAGTTGTTTTAACTGAAATGGCATTAAGTCCAGATGGTAAAACAGAAATCATTGAAGCATTTGAAGAAGCAATTAACGCTTCTCCCGAACAAAAGGCAGCTATTATTGAACGTATTGGTAATAAATTTGGTATTGATAAAAATGCAATTTCTCATATTTATAATAATCCAGAAATAACAGAAGATGGATTAACTGAAATAAAGAGTGAAGAAGATGAGGTTGAAGAAACCGAAACTACTCCAAAGGAAGATGTAGATGAAGAATTTGATTCAGAAAAAGCATATCAAGAATTAGATAAAAAATTAAAGGAAGAGTTTCCGGAATATGATTTAACTAATATTAAAGAAGCTAATGTAGGTGGAAGTATTCAATATGTAGATAAAAATAACAAGCCTATTCCTGGAGAAGTTTTAGATCGTATTGAGGAAATTAAAGAGGAGGTATTTGGGTCAACTATTACTGAAGAAAAAGTCGCAGAAGAAGTTGAAGAAACAACTGTAGAAGAAAAAGGTGCTCTTGAAGAATTACAAAAAATTGCAAATGAAACTGGTAATGAAATAAGTAGTATTTTAGAAAGTAAAAATTTAAAAAATACTATTACTTCTTTTACGAATACTAATTTAGAATCATACAATGCCAAGAGAAATTTATTAGTTGATGATATAAAATTACTTGTTGATGAGCATGGTACAGATAATGCCTCTGTTGAGGATTTTATGAAAACTCAGGGTAGCACATTAATAAAGGAGGTTTGGAGAAAGCATCCAGCAGAATTTAATAAAATACTTTCTTTATGGACTAAAGGAAAGGCCGCTAAGGAGTCTTTGAAAAAAGAAACAACAAAAGCTGAAAGCCAAAAAGAACAAGAGCAAGTAGACGTTACTAACGTGGTTAGTAACGAGGAACAAGCAGAGATAGATGAAGATGTAGCTCGTAATACTGATGCAGAGAATCGTAAGATGAATGCTTTAAA